AGAGAAGTCAATACCAAAATGATTCAAGATACCCATTGTTATATTAATACATCAGACTACCCAGATTTTTGTGATAGTTATTTTGAGGAGGCAACTTGGATTGATGGAACGGCATTAACTGATGAAGAGTTAGAGCATCTTCAAGATACTGGTGATGGTAGTTATCTTTATGGATGTATAGAGGATCAACTTTACTAATATGAAAACATTTATATATTTAACAGTATGGTTAATGGTAGCAACCACTACAGGTTGCCTAGTTTATATAGTCCTCTGGTTAGAGGCTTTACGCAAAGGATGGCTCGTTTAAGCTATTTGCGGCGATTTATTAAAAAAACGGACTCGAAATATTCGTTTCTACAAACTTTAATGGGTATAGCCAGACCTCGCTATACCCCAAAATGAGGAAAATTATGAAATACAACTCCATAGATTCAGAGAGAGCAGTTGTTGGTGGGTTGCTGCTAGACCCTTGCGTTGACAAAGTTATGCAAACTAGATTAGCAGAAGAAGATTTTAGCAATGAGAAGTTAGGATATGTCTTTCGTTGTGTCTTAGATATGAAAAAAGATAATAAAGCTATTGATGTCATAACTGTAAGAGATTACATTACTAATGATTATCAACCTAATGATAGATCCTGGGCAGTTGATTTTGAAGATTTGGCAATGCTAATAGAGAACTCTACAGGAACTGCCAACATAAAATCTTATGCCTCTCATATAAGAGAATGTAGAATTAAGAATGCAATAGAGGATCTTAAAAAAGATATTGAATACGACAACTATCAAGATACAGTTTCCGAGATACAAAACCTTGAATTAGAATTAGAAAATAAAGACGAAAGTTCTATACAGGCTATCGTTGGAAAGACTGTAGATTACCTTGAGGAATTATCAGTTAGTGGTGTTGGATTGTCTAGTGGTTTTAAATCCCTGGACGCTCTAATTACAGGATTCAGACCAGAAACATTAACTGTCTTAGCAGGTAGACCTAGTATGGGTAAATCTACCCTGGCCCTAAATATTGCAGATACAGTATCTAAGAAAAAGAATGTTTTGTTTTACTCACTTGAAATGGGTCAAGTACAACTCATGTTAAAACTTGCATCCTCTCATTCATCTATACATCTATCTAAAATTGATAATGATAATATGTCAGATACGGAACAAACTGTATTCTATGAAACATTGTCTAAGATTGGTAACCAGAATTTAACTATTATTGATAAACCATCAATGTCAATACATGATATAGCATCAAAATCTAGGCAACTTAATAGTGAAAAGAATATAGATATGATTATAATAGACTACTTACAGATTATGAAATACGATAAAGGTAAAGAGATTTCAGAACTGGGTCATATTACTAGAGAATTAAAATATCTCTCTAAAGAACTAGGAATACCTGTAATTCTATTAAGTCAATTGAGTCGTGGGGTAGAGTCCAGGGAAAATAAAAGACCATTCATGAGTGATCTACGCTCTTCTGGTGAAATAGAGCAAGATGCTGACTGTATAATCATGGTTTATAGAGATGAGTACTATTCAGATGAGTCCGAGGACAAAGGACTAGCAGAATTAATTGTTTCAAAGAACAGAATGGGGCAGACAGGTTTTGTTAAATGTGAGTTTCATGGAGAGTATTCTAAGTTTAATGATATGGAGATTAATATATATGGCTAGTAAAATTAAAGGTATTCATATTTTTGACAAAATGCCCCAAGGTTTAAAGTTGGCGAGTGAAATAACAAAGCAAACCAAACTAACGGAAAAGAGATTAATTGAGTTGGCAGATGCTCAAGTTATACCACACTATAGAATAGATAATGGAGAGCCATTCTTTAATGTTACTGAAGTTAGAAACTGGGTAGCATTTAACCTTGTTCAAAAGGTTGATGGAGAAAGCATTTATCCTATTAATTTAGTTGCAGCAATCGGTGATTTTACTGAAAAACCACCTAAATCTATTGCTGATATACCAAATCTTAAACAAGTGCCAGACAACTATGAGCCTGTTGTTTATTTTTTAGCCTTAAAAGATGAGGTTGTTTATGTAGGTCAATCTATTTCCGTTATTGCAAGAACAAAAGATCATAGAAGAGATGGTAAAATTTTTGATAGGGTATATGGGATTCCATGTCCAAGAAATGAATTAGATTATTTAGAAAATAAATTTATAAAAACATTAAAACCAATACTTAATAAAACTTGCATTAATAATGATGGAAAACTTTTAAGTATAAGTGGAGATTAATATGAAAAATAAACTAAAAATAATATTGATTGCGTTTATAATTGGGGCAATCTCAAGTTGTAGTGAAATAGAAAGGCAGTTAGTAATGAAAAAGCCTCACATGATATGTGATAAAAGTGAGTCTTTATTAATATGTGATTCAGAGAAACTAGAAGATTGTTACGGATATATTGAGTAGTTGTAATTGAATAGGGCATAACATAATTTTTTTGGGTTGCGACCCAGTATTACAAAGTAGTGTTTGCCAAATACAAATAAGCGTTGTGTCCTATTCTGTTATAACTAGGAAAGGAGAGAGAGAAGATGTTAGAGAAAATAAAGAACGGAGCAGATGCTGCGATAGATGTGGGCATCAAATTAATCAGCTTATCAATAGTATTACAAATTATCTTTGGTAGTAAGGTAGCATTCCTAACTGGAAATGTTATTGGTTCTATACTGGATATTGTTTGGACTTTAGGTAACGCTGGTCTAGCAGGGATTATCGCTGCTGGTATCATCTGGAAGTTACTTGACAAAGATATCACCAAGGAGTTGTCATAATGAAAGAGATTATCGACCAGGTGTTAAAAAACAAGTCATTAACTATTTTTCTAGGCATAGTCGTTTTGGCTTTGCTATTTGGATGGATTGGTGGCTGAACCAGAAGATAATATCAACCCCTCTCACTATCAGAAAGGTGAGATCGAGGTCATAGATTTTATTATTGACCAAGATATGGATTACTTTACGGCATCTGCGGTGAAGTATTTATGCAGATGGAGAGATAAGCATAAAGGTGAGGGGCAAGTTGATGATTTAAGAAAGGCCAGATGGTTTATTGATAAATTAATTGATACACTTATAGATAAAAACATCAAGTGAGCCATAAAAAACCACACCCTATAGTTAATAAACTTATGCACTCTGTTAGAAATCACAGGATGTGGTCACCTAAAGTATTTTTAAACAAAAAGAAAGAGCAGAAAAAAGTTGGGGTCGTGTACAATGATAGATAGAGTGATTCCAATTTATGGTGATGTCAAATTACAATACAAAAGCAAGAAAATATCAAAAACTAGACGAAATTACAGATAATGTAAAAGATGCTTTAGAAATAGCAAGAGAAGGTGACAACCCAAGAGATATTGAAATTAGGTTTTTCTTATCTCTAGTAGTAGCAGACTTAGATGTTCTAAGAGGGGAAGAGTATGGTGAGTAAATATGAGAGAGATATATTGTTTTGATATAAATCCAGTTCCCGCAGCCAGACCAAGAGTAAGCCGTTGGTCTACATACTACCCAAAGAAGTACACTCAATTTAAAAAAGACATGGAAGCACTAACAAGTGAGTTGGATGTTATTCCTATTGAGAATCTAATAGGAGTTAATCTAGTTTTCGATGTGGGATTACCTAAGTCCTGGTCTAAAAAGAAAAAGAAAGAAAAAGTAAATACATATTGCGACAATAATGTAGACCTTGATAACTACCAAAAGGCTATATTAGATTCTCTAAATGGGATTTTATATTTAGATGATCGACAGGTTGTTGAGATATGGGCAGTAAAACAATGGGCAGAAATACCAAAAATAACAGTTGGAATAATAGATAAAGGAGAATGATGATTTTACCTACAAGAGATGAAGTAATAAAGGGATTGGCAGAGGATTACGCTAAAAGAGCTTCAGTATTAAGTTTAAAGTTTGAAGAGGCTTATGATAGATATGTTAAAAGATGCGAGATCCGAAGTTATGAAAACTTATTACATCAGTTTGAGGTAGGTGGCCTGGGCCATCCTGTAAAGATTAAACCAAAATTAAGAAGTAATGAGTATATTATTTCTGCTTCAGATGATGATTGTGAGGATGGTGTTTGTAAACTGTAATAGATTACTCAATGTATAATTAGTGTATTACAACTTAGGGAAAACAAAATGGCAAAGGGAAGTGTGATACATCAAATTAATATTAAAGTCGATCAAAAAGATCTTGCTCTAATAGATGCAAAGGCTGCAAGGTATGGAATATCGAGATCGGCAATGATTAAACTGTTCGCTATTAATGGTGAATTGACAGTAGATATGGCTCAATCACTACAAAAACCACTAAGCTAACCCCTGCCTGGATCTTTTTAGGGGTCTTAAATCAAGGATTTGGGATTCAATACATTGGTTTTGTTCTGTGAAATTCATCCATAGCCTCAATATACATCTCTTCATTGAATCCTTCTGGATTATCTTCAGTTGCCCAAATAGGACTATAAAACCTAGCATTATTTTTATCGTATGAATCGTAATCAAAATTCCTTTCATATTCGCCAGGCCCAGATAACAATCCAAAAGTCAAAC